ACTCATCTTCAGAGCTATCGCAAAAGGTGCAAGACAGGCTTCTCCTGTATCTAAGACTAACTTCGTAGAGCCCGGTGGAACACAGATCAGAGTTGGATCAACAACTAATGATTCTGATGCTTACAACGCAGGCAACTTAGTTAATGCTTTCTATGATGCAGCAGCAGCTCTTGACGAAAAAGGAGTTTCTAGTGGCGGCAGAGTAGCTGTACTAAACCCTCGTCAGTACTACGCACTTATACAGGACATAGGTTCTAACGGTCTTATCAACAGAGACGTTCAAGGTTCAGCATTACAGTCAGGTAATGGAATCATTGAAATTGCAGGCATCAAGATCTACAAGTCAATGAACATCCCATTCCTAGCTAAGCATGGTGTAGCTTATGGCGGAACTACAGGTGAGACAGCTCCCGGAAACTTAGGTTCACATGTTGGATCAGCACTTGCTGACGCTAGAGCTTCAGTTTCAGGACTAAACAACAACTACGGTAACAGCACAGACTTCGCTAAATCTGCTGGATTAATTTTCCAGAAAGAGGCAGCAGGGGTTGTAGAAGCTATTGGACCACAGGTTCAGGTAACTTCTGGAGATGTGTCCGTGGTATACCAAGGAGATGTAATTTTAGGGCGACTAGCTATGGGGGCAGATTTCCTAAACCCAGCAGCAGCAGTTGAACTTTATGTAGGTGCTACAGCACCATCAGCATTCGGTACAACATACCCTGCAAACATTGCTTAATTTTTATTTTTTTATACGGGGGCTTCGGCTCCCCTTTTTTTTATGACTACTCAATTAAACACCGATACCGAACTATCCGCAGTGAACTCTATCTTGGGTAGCATAGGGCAATCTCCAATAACAGCAATAAATCTTACTAATTTACAAGACCCAGAAATAGCTTTAGTACACAACATATTAATGGAAGTAACTAAAGATGTTCAGAACGAAGGTTGGCATTTTAATCAGGAAGAACACGTATCTAGAGCCCCTGATGCTAATGGACATTTTTTAATACCTAATAATTATTTAAGGTTCGACGTTAGCGACGGACTATATGACCGAACTAGAGATGTCGTAAAAAGAAATGGAAAACTTTACGACAAAGTAGAACACACTGATGTTTTCTCTGGTGAACTATATTTTGATATTACTTATTTGTTTGACTTCGAGGATATTCCTTCAGCAATACAACGCTACATAATAGCTAGAGCTTCAGTTAGAGCAGCTACACAAATTGTTTCTAATGCAGATTTAGTACAACTACTTCAACAAGAAGAAGCAAAAACTTTAGCGACTGCCAAAGAATATGATTGCGAACAGGGAGATCACACCTTCTTTGGGTTTCCACATGAAAGTAATTACAGATCTTATCAACCTTACAAAGCACTTATTAGATAATGGCAAACGTTACACAAACTATTCCAAATTTAACTCAGGGTATATCTCAACAACCTGATGAATATAAAGTTCCCGGTCAGGTTAAAGATATGGTTAATGCTTTACCTGATGTTACACAAGGATTATTGAAGAGACCAGCAGGAAAGTTTGTGGCTTCTTTATCTGATGGAACAAAAAATTCTTCATCAAATGGTAGATGGTTTCACTACTACCGAGATGAGAATGAACAATACATAGGACAAATACATAGAGATGGAACAGTCAGAATCTGGGACTGTTTAACAGGTGCAGAAAAAAATGTTGTCGATGGTATTGGAAATAATAATTACCTGACTCATACAGGTGATGAAGATATCCAGACATTAACTCTGAATGATTTTACTTATATAAACAACAGAACTAAAACTGTTGAGATGGATACTCTTACAGAACCAGACGTAAATTTTGGGAAAGAAATTTTTGTTGAGTTAAAAAGTATCAGCTATGCAAAACAGTATGCGTTAAACATTTTTGACAACACAAATATTTCTACAGTCACGACAGCTACACGTATCAATGTAACTTTAGTTAACTCAAGTAATAACTATTGTGATACAAACAACTACATGAGGACACATGCTGATAGAGGTAACAGTCCTAATGGTAGATGTGGTACTAACGCTGGTGATGGTAGAGACGCTTTTGCACCTAATGTAGGTACTCGTATATTCAGTGTCAGCACTGGTACAACCTTAGTTGACGACGGTGCTACTGGTGGAACTTTAGCTAACGGAAACGAATCAGATACAAACTATAGCTACACAGTTAATATATTTAATTCATCTAACCAAGGTAGTCAAACTGGAAGAAAAAATTTATACTTTCGTATAGCTACAACTGGTCAGTCAGTTCCTTATACAGAAGGTTCTGGTAGTAGCCAGACAACTACATATCAGGCTAGATATACAACTACATACGACTTATTACATGGCGGAGAAGGCTGGCTAACTGGTGATTACTTTTATGTATTTATGAAAGACGGTTACTATAAAGTAGAAATAGAAGCAACCAGTGAATCAAAAGTACAAGCTAACCTTGCTTTAGTCAGACCAAACCCAACACCATTTGATACGGAAACAACTATTACTGCTGAAAGTATTCTTGGAGATATTAGAACTGCAATAATAGCTGATGGTAATTTTACTAATAGTGATATAACGACTATTGGTACGGGATTACATATAAAACGATCATCAGCATTTAACGCCTCTACTCCTGTAGGAGAACTATTAAATGTAGTCGCAGGCAAAGTGAATGATGTAGGAGACCTACCTTCACAATGTAAACATGGAATGGTAATAGAAATAGTAAATAGTGAGGCAGATGAAGATAATCATTTTGTAAAATTCTTTGGAAATAATGATAAAGATGGTGAAGGTACATGGGAAGAATGTGCTAAACCCGGAAGAAAGATAAGACTTAAAAGGTCAACTATGCCAATAGCTCTTATAAGAACTGCTGACGGTGATTTTAGATTGACTGAATTAGATGGATCTTCTTACACAGTTACTACTGCTAGTGGTAATGTAACTTCTTCAGCTCCACAATGGGATGATGCTTTAGTTGGTGATGATGTAACTAATCCAGAACCATCATTTGTTGGTAAACAAATCAACAAGATGCTTTTCTTTAGAAACAGATTTGCAATATTAGCTGATGAAAATATAGTTATGTCTCGTCCCGGAGACTTTACAAATTTCTTTGCTAAGTCAGCTATACAACTTATAGCTAGTGACCCTATAGATATAGCAGCTAGTTCAGAATACCCTGCAATTTTATTTGACGGAATCCAAACTAATACAGGTTTAATTTTATTTTCAAAAAATCAACAATTCATGCTCACTACAGATAGTGACGTGTTTAGCCCAACCACCGCTAAGATCAATGCTCTTTCTACTTACAACTTTAACTTTGCTACAAATCCTATCTCTCTTGGTACTACTATCGGGTTCTTAGATAACGCTGGTAAGTTTTCAAGATTTTTTGAGATGGCTCAGCTACAAAGAGAAGGTGAACCTGAAGTTATTGAACAAAGTGCAGTTGTTTCTAGGTTATTTGAAAAAGATTTAAAACTTATATCTAACTCTAGAGAAAACTCAGTTATATTTTTTAGTGAAGAAGGTACATCAACACTGTATGGATATAGATACTTTGATAATATTAGAGAAAGAAAATTAGCAGCTTGGTTTAAATGGACAGTTACTGGAGAAATCCAATACCACTGTATGCAAGATGACAATCTATACGTAGTTGTTAGAAATGGTTCAAGTAACAAAGATCAGTTACTTAAATATGCAATAAAGACAGATGCTAATACTGCTTTGATATCAGGAAGTAGGATTCATTTAGATCATTTAATGGAGATTCCAATTAATATTGCCGGTACTAGTAATCCAACAGTTACTTATAATGCTACAACTAAAAAATCAACATTTGCTAAGCCAGTTGGTCTAGAAAGTTCTAATCAATTAGTTGCTTATGATGATGGAGGTTCAAATAACAACTTAGGTAGATATGGACTTATAACTGTCAATGGATCTAATTTAGAACTAGATGGTAATTGGACAAACGAAACATTTTACATTGGATATCAATTTACTATGCAAGTTGTTCTTCCAACTATTTATGTAACACGAATAGAAGGAGAAGCATATAGATCTGATAGCAGAGCAAATACAATGATTCATAGAGTTAAATTTGGATTTGGTCCAATTGGTTTATATAAAACAGAATTAGATGTAGTTGGTAAAAATTTATTTACGAAAGAATTTGAAGTAACTAATGCCAATACATATGCAGCTAACACAGCAGCAATTCGTGAAGACAATAAATTATATACAGTACCTATTTACGCCAGAAATACAAACACAACTTTAACAGTTAAATCAGAACACCCAGCTCCAGCAAACATTTTATATATGACATGGGAAGGAGCTTATAACAACAATTTTTATACTCGTGTTTAACATCACCCTTACTGAACAAGAAGTACGTATTTATATTCAATGGCTTAAGAAAAACAAGATGTACAAAGGTATGAAACTTCCACTAGGAAACCCTTGGGAATCTTGGATGCAAGAAACTATTGAAAAATTACAACGTGCTTTAAATGAGTAAATACATTCACCCAGCAACATTGGAAGCTGCACTTCGTGTGGCTTCTAATTTATTACCTGAAGATTATTCAGAAGTAAAAGAAGGTCATGGACATGACCCTTTGACTGCATTGGTCGTAGGTTTTCATACTTCCGATTCAGTCTATTTTACTAATCCAAATGACGAGATATGTGGCATGGCAGGCGTTCATCAAAATGGACAAATATGGATGCTATGTACCCCAGCAATTTTAGATTTTCCGCATACATTTGCTAGAGAAGCAAGACGTTATGTGAGGTCGAGAAACGAAAAGTTACTGTGGAACTTTGTTGACGAAAGAAACAAAGTCCATATTAAGTTACTTAGGTTTTTAGGTTTTAAATTTCTTAGGAGATTTCCCTACGGACCAAACAATTTATCCTTTATAGAATTTTGCCGTGTGTAGTGCAGCAGCAATCGGACCAGCAGTCTCAGCCATAGGCTCAGCAGCTCAAGCGTCCCAAGCAAACAAAGAAAAAAAAAGACTTTACGAATATAAATTAAAAATGCGTGAACGTAAGTGGATGCAAACAAGAGCCACTTACGCAACAAAGAAAGTTCAATTTGAACAAGAAGTTGATTTAGCAAATATTGCAGCTCAACGAGCTTATTCAAGAACTCAGAAATCCTTATATGATGCTAGAGCTGTAGCCCTTATACAGAACCAATCTGACTTTAAGGACTCACTTGTAGCTGAAGGTGATATCATAGCAAAAGCAGCAGAAAGAGGTGTACGTGGTAAGAGTATAGCTAGAGCATTAGTTCAGAACGCTCAAGGTTTAGGATTCAAACAAGCTATGCGAACACGAGGTTTAACAGCATCCTACTACGAAGGTAGACAATCTATGGATGATGTTAGAAGACGTCTAAAAGGAACTGTAAGAAAGTCCTTTGGAAAAGTAGCACTTCAACCAATAGCAGATATGGCACCACCAAGACCTGTTTACCAGAACGTTGGTTTAACACTAATGTTAGGTATGGCAAACGCTGTAGGTGAAGGTATAGCCGGGAGATAATTATGATACAGATTCCTCAATATAACGTCGATTCAGGAGACTTTACACCAGAAGAAATACTAGACGTTATACCTGAACAAGAACGTTTAGACAGACAAGTTCAGAACGACGAAGAAAGATATCTTCGTGAGTTAGAAAAAAATGCAGATGATAGAATACGTAACACCCAAAAAATGTGGAGTGGTATATCTAAACTTTCTTCTAAAGTAGGAGACATCTTTGCAAAAAAACAAGAAGAACATAGAAAGAAGAAATCAGCAGCATTAAAAAATAGAGTATTACTTTATGGTGTTGGTGATAATTTAAAAGCACACTTTAGCGGAGAAAAGAGAGATCTTTTTGAAGAAAGTGAATCCATACATGAAACAGCCTCTACCATTGAAAGATCAGGTGATATTGTTACAGCAGAAGAATTTAGAGATTTATCTAAATGGGAACAGTATGCAATACAAGAAGAGTATGCAAGAAAGGTAGGAATGAATTATGGTACATTTGTAGAGAAGGCAAGAGAAACCGTTTCTATAGATGTTACTGACCCAGATGGTACAGTTAGAACTGTAAAGTTTGCCAATGGAGATTTAAGTGCATACCAACCTACTGAATCTGAAAGAGCTGCTTTAAATGAAAAGATACAGTTTGAGTTTGCTTATCAATTACAAGGTATTGACAATGAAGCATTAATTGCTGAACAAGTCAGACCTCATGTTCTTGCATATAACAAAGCAAATAATGCTGTAGCCTTGCAGGATAGAATAAATGCAAGAAAAAATCTTTTCAATCAAAACGCTTTAACTTCAATGGAAACCATCATTACTGGTGGTACTCTGGAAGAAGGTACACAGATGTATCAAAACTACATCAGGATGTATAAGTCTAGAAATAAAAACGCAACTAATGCAGAGGCTGAAGCTCAATTTGGAATGAACTTAGTTCAGCTTGTACAGAATGGTAAGGTTAGTAGAGCTCAAGCTATAGCTTTAATTGAAGAAAAATTTGTAGGACGTAGTGGTGAAAGAACAATAGAAAAAAGTAACCAACAACTTAGAAGCCAAATAGAAGCAGCAGGGATTCAATATGACGAAGCTAAAAAAGCAGAGGAAGGAGTAAAAATTGCTGCTGATGTATCTTATTTAAAAGACATGGGTCCTATAAGTGAAGAACAAGCAACAGTACTTACAAAAGCATTTG